ACAACAACTATTATACCTGTAACTAAATCTGGGGATAATGATAACATTACTTCATATGATCAATTTAATATTGCATTTGGTGAAGAATGGGGTGTATCAACCTCTTCAAGTGTAGTAGTTTATGATGGTAATGGAAGTGCAGGTGATCCTGCAGTATCGGCTTCTAATATTTCAATATTTAGAGGTACTGTAGAACCTTACAAATATGGTTGGTTTAATCCTACAACAACATCTACAGCTTCTGCATTACCAGAATCATCGTCTTTTAGCGGTAGTTTAACGTTATATAACTACGAAACAACTGGAACCACATTACCTGGTACTTCATCTTATGCTGATACTAATTTATTGGTATCTTCAAGTATTACAGAATCTAGATTATTTTTTGCTGAAACAAGTGCTTCATTTGATTATAGTGGTTCTACAGTATTCCATGTTGAAGTATATTCTGCAGGTGTATCCTCATCAGCTTACACTTATCAATTAATTATTGACAATTTAACTGATCAATTAAGAGTAGCTACTTTTACTGGTGTTACAGGTAGTGCTGGACCTGGAACTCAAGTGCTTATTTCAACGGATTTTACTGCTTCAGTTGATAAAGTTTATGGTATTAGAGCAGCAGGTGTTTGGACATCTAGTTTTAGTCCTCCAGTATTAACTGCAGGTTATTCAGGTTCAGATAATGCAGATTGGGAATCAAGTCTTTATCCAATGTGGCCTGGATATTATGTAAATGCAAGTGGTAGTGATAGTACTATAGGGTATGAAATAATTGAAAATAAAACATCAACAACAACACCTAGTACTCGTTTACAAGTATGGCCTAATGAAACAGCATTTTCAGCATCATTACCTCAACCAATTAATCCTCCTAATTTAACTAGTCCAGTAATTCAATCTTGGAATTTTAACTTTAATTATGGACAAATAGGTTGGGCTGGTATTGCAGCAGGACAAAATGATAATAACATATTATTAACAAATTGGTGTTCACAAGATTTATTAAGTATAGATGATAATTCATACTATGAAAAATACATGAAACCAGTAGCTGATACTGATTATGCATGTTATTCATTTTTAAATACTAGTGGTTCAGCAGATATAGAAATAGGATGGAAAACATTTTCAGATCCAAATCTTAATACTGGATCAAATAGCTACATTTGGACTGGTAGTAAATACCCTGGTGGTGGTGTTGTAAACGATGTAATACCAGCATTAGCAGAAGTAAGTGGTAGTGGTTCAACAGTACCATTTATAACAATTCCAGGTGGTATGGCTCAATTAAATGAATTAGATGGTCCTTTAAATGATTGGGTAGTAGGAGAAATTAGTGTTGTAGGTACAGCCTTAAGTGCCTCATCATCAGAATCAATAGATCATAGTTTTTATTTCTATAGAGATAATCCATGTGATTATGAAGATAGATTTAACTTTGCTTTTATAAATGAATATGGTGTTTGGGATACTATAGGATTTAATACAACAGCAGTAAGAAGAAATGCAACAATTAATACACGAGCTGAATTTAGAAATGCTGAAGCATCATATGATTCAAGTATTAGTTTATATGATGTACAAGCTCGGGGTATTCAACAATACTATTTATCACAGGAAGATGAGTATGAAGTAACAACACCATATATACTTGATTTTGAGACACCTAGAGGGTATTTTAATCAAAGTAATTTTTATAAAGAATTAGTTACTTCACCAAATGTAATGTTACAGGTAGATAGTGAATTTGTTCCTATTATAATTACAAATAGTAATTTTAGATATAGAACAAATATTAAAGGACAAAAACAATTTACTGTAACAATTAGGTTTAAATATTCTAATAAAAGAAGAAGTAGAACATAATGGCTAGAGATTTAATTTTAAGAGCTACATTTGGTAGTGAAATAGTCGATTTAGATATTGACTCAAATATTCCATTACGTTTAGATATATCAGCAGTTGATAACGCTGAAGTAGGGGTTTTATTTGGTGTAGGTTCACAAACATTTGATCTACCAGGAACAAAGAAAAATAATAACTTTTTTAGACATGCTTATGATGTAGGTGCTACTGGTACTCCTGCAATGTATAATTTTATACCTGCTAGTTTATTAGTTGATGGTGATGAAGTATTAACTGGTAAAATGCAATTATTAGAAATTGTAACTAGTGAAGATGGGTATGTTGATTATAAAGTACAAGTAATAGATCAAGCAGTTTCATTTGCACAAGCAGTATCTGGTGAATTTATTAGAAATGCTGATTGGGATAATTTTAACCATACAATGTCAGTTGCAGCAATTAGTTCATCTTGGCTAGCTGGAACTGGTAGTGATGTATTATTAAGTGGTGCTGTATTTTATCCTTTAGTTGATTATGGTACAGATGAATCTATTGATTATCCATTATTACCTAGAATACAATTTGCAGGATCAACTTTAGGTAGTGGTAGTATTGATAATAAGAATACACCTATGAGATATGAACAATTCTTACCTGCAATTAGAGGTAAAGAATTATTAGATGTTGTTTGTGCACAAGGTGGATTTACTTATACTTCATCATTTTTAAATTTAGATACTTATGCATTTCAAAATGTGTATTGTTTAGCATCATCACAAGATAGTTTAGGTGCAACAACATTAGATTCAAAAGATTATAATTTCTCATCATCTATTACCTCATCACCTACTCCTGATACAATACCTGCAACATCTGGATTTGGTACTACTTCTCCTTATATTAGTCTATCAGGTTCATATACTGAAATTTATGATCCAGAAAACCAATATACAAATGGTGTATTTACAGCCTCATTACCAGGAGAATATACATTTGAGAGTGTTATAGCATTTGATAATGTTATGACTCCATCATCAACAGGAGGACATACGTATGAAACATTTTTAAGATTAAATGGTACAACTATATATCCAGCTGGATCATTTAGTACAACTTTAAGTTCTGCTTTTATAGATGATTGGTCATTTGGATTTTCATTTGCGCTTAATTTAAGTGCTGGAGATACAGTAGAACAATTGTTTAGATTAAGGAATAATACTAATATAACATCATTAACAGGTAATTTCTTAACTGCATCAGTTAATACAGCAATAGCAGGTCAACCTACAGAATCATTTTGGAATGCAATAGATTCTCCAATTAACTATAGTGGTTCAATTATTAACATAGGAGATCAATTTGATGCAAATACAAAAACACTTGATATATTTAAAGGATTCTTAGAGCAATTTAATATGGTTGCTGTTCCAGAACCAGGACAATCTAATGTATTAAGAATAGAACCATTTGATACTTGGATGCTACAAGGTAGAACTAAAGATTGGACTGAAAAATTTGATACATCAAAACGTATTTCTATTACAGCACCATTAGATGAACAAAATAAAGAAACATTTATTGGTCAAGCAGATGATAATGATAGGTTCTCTAAAATAACAAAAGAAAACCAACCTAACTTACAATACGGAACAATACAATTAATTGCAAGTAGTGATATACCTCAAGGTACAAGAAAAATAACTACTTTCTTTGCTCCTATTATTATGGGAACAATGATTGAAAGTGGTAGTGTAACTGCAGCAGGTGATCCTACATTTAATTTATCAAATAGTGACAATTATGTTCCTCACATTTATAAATTTGATAATTCAAAACAAAAAGCATTTAATTTTAAACCTAGATTAGGATATAAATTAACTGGTATACAACCTGTAGGAGCAGCTAATGACCAAATTTGGGTAGGTATAAATGGTGTTCAAAATGTTGATTACTTTAATGTTAACTCAGGCAGTGCAGGATATTCTACAATTGGTAATATAAGTGAAATAGGTAATTTAGATAACACTTATAATTTATCATTTGACCAAAATTATACTCAGTTTGTATCACCAAGTTCACCTTATGGTAATGCTGAAAGATTCTATACTAATACTGCTTATGAATCATATTGGCAAAATTATATAGCTGGTTTATTCTGGAATGAAGGAAAAAAATTAACATTAGATATGTTATTTACTCCTGAGGAATATAAAGACATAAGATTAAATGATACTATAATCATTAAGGATCAAAAATATAGAATTAATAAAATAAAAGGATTTAACTTAAAGGAACCAGATGTAGTAACAGTTGAGTTAATTAAATTATATCCTGTGTTTAACGATGTGACTACAGCTCCAGCTCCAACTCCATCACCAACACCGGCTCCAACACCAACACCTACACCTACTCCTCCAACACCAACACCTACTCCTACGCCAACTCCAGTTGTATGTGAGACAATAGAAATATATGTTAACAGTTCAGGTGATTCTGTACTATTAGAAGGATATTGTTGTGATGGTACTTATATAGAAGAAAGATTAGAAGATTTTGGTGATGGAACATTCTGTATGGAACAAGGTAATTATTTTGTAACCACATTTGGAGGTAGTTATAGTGTAGGAGGAACTTGTAGTGGATGTGATATAACATAAAACAATAATGAGAGAAGTAATTAAATATCTAGATTATTACTGTAACGATTATGTTATATGTGGTAGTTTAGCTTTATACTTACATGGTATTATTGATTCATTCTCAGGTAAAGATATAGATGTAATAGTTGATGTACCTGAAAATGCGTATGATGGGTTAGATAATTGGGTAAGGCGCTTAGATAGGTTTAATGGATGGGGATGGTCAACATCATTTAATAATCATTATATTGACGTATTTAACAAAAAATTACCTGAATTTGAAATGCATAATGTAGACGGTTTATCAATACCAGTTAAATCATTATCAGCATTAAAAAAACATTATACAACATTAGATGTAGCTAGATTAGGTGGGCACTTAAATTTTAGGAACAAGATGAAGGCAAGAGTTGCCCTATTTAGTTAAATATTTATTTACGTATGGCTCAAACTATAGAATATAATATTAAAGTCAATGACCAAGGTGCTGTTACTACCATAGGGCAGTTAGAGACTCAATTATCTGACTTAAATGAAGAGATAAAACAGGTCCCTGTTAATTCAAAACGATTCAAAGAATTAAAAACAGAAATTAATGCTGTTGAATCTGAATTAGAAGGTGCAAATCAAGCCTTAGCTAGGTTTACTGCTGAAGATAAAGTAAGAGCATTTCAGGGTTCAGTTGATATATTAGGTGGTACAATTGCTTCTACAGCAGGTGCAGCTGCATTATTTAATGTTGAATCAGAAAAATTTGATGAATTAACTGCTAGAGCAGCAGGTGCAATTGCATTCGCTCAAGGATTGAAACAAGGAGCAGATGGAGCCATTGCATTAACTCAATCATTACAACGAAGTGCTAAAGCACAAAAATTATTTGCTGCGGCACAAAAATTAGTAAATAGTGGTTTAGGTAAATTTAAAATTGCCTTAGCAGCCACTGGTATTGGAGCTATAGTAGTAGCAGTAGGTTTATTAGTAGCTAATTTTGATAAAGTAAGTGCTGCAATTAAAAACTTTATTGGTAGAAGTAAAGTACTAACTGGTATTGTTGATACAGCTAAAGCAGCATTTGATTCATTTGTTGATGCAATTAGACCAGCACTTGAATTTTTAGGTTTACTACCTGATGAAGCAGAACGTGCTGAAATAGCAATTAGAGAAACAGCATCAGCGGCAGCCGAAGCAGCAGAAAAAGATTTAGCTAGAGCACAAGCAAGAGGAGCATCAGCAAGAGAATTATTTGAAATAGAACAAAATCTATTACAACAAAGAATTGCCTCATTAGAAGATGAAGAGGAAAAGAAAGAAGCAATTTTCCAATTAGAATTATTACGTTTAAAAGAACAAAAACGTTTAGCAGACGAACAAGAAGCAGAAAGACAAAAACGTAGAGACGAACGTAAAAAACAAGAAGAAGAAGACGAAGCAGAAAGAATTGCTAAAGAGGAAAAAGCAAAAGCAGACGAGAAAGCAAGACTAGATGGTATAGCTGCAATATTAGCTGATTATAAAACACGAGCTGAAGATTTAGAAGCTGAAACTGAATTACAGAAACTTGAATTAGAAGAAGAACGTAAATTAGCTGAATTAGAAAGATTAGCTGCTACAGAAGAAGAAAAACAAGCAATTAGAGATTTCTATGCTCAACGAAAAGCAGAAGCAGAAGATGCAGCCGCAGATCAAGCAGTTGAAACTGCTAAAAGAGAAGCAGATGAAAAAGCAGCTGCAGCAATGGCTGAATTGGAAGCTAGAGCAGCAATTGAACAAGCTAAATTTGGTTTATTATCTCAATTTGGTGGTTTATTAGGCCAATTAGCAGGTGAATCTAAAGAATTACAAATAGCAGCTGTTATTGCAACTCAAGCAGCAGCAATTGGACAAATCATTTCAGCTACAGGTTTAGCAAATGCAAAAGCAGTAGCAGCATCACCATTAACCTTAGGACAACCTTGGGTTACCATTAACACAATATCAGCAGGTTTATCTATTGCTTCTGCAGTAGCAAGTGCTGCTAAATCTATTTCACAAATTAAATCTAGTGATACTGGAGGTGGAGTAGGAGGAGCACCTACAATTTCTACTGGTGGTGGTAGAGGAGCAGCTCCAACACCATCGGGTACTGCATTAGGAGGTGATTTAGGTGATATACCAACTGGATTATCTCCTGAAACACAAGTTAGAGGTGGAGCAGTAAGAGCTTATGTTGTAAGTGGTGATGTAACAAGTAACCAAGAAGCTGAAGCAAAATTAGGAACTAGAAGGACTGTATCCGGATAATATTTATAGACACATGAAAATAGTAAAACTAACAATAGACGAAGATAGTAAATTTGAAGGTATTGATGCAGTTGCATTGGTAGAAAACCCAGCAATTGAATTAGATTTTCAATTCTTCTCTAAAGCTAAATTCCAAGAAACATACACTGATTATCCTCAAGCAGCTAGAAAAGCAGCAGAACAAGGTATCAAAAGAAACGAAGCATTAGGTAATAAATGTGGTACACAAGTAGGTAAAGTAAGAGCACAACAATTAGCTCAAGGTAAACCTATATCATTAGATACAGTTAAAAGAATGCGTTCATTTTTATTACGTCAAAAAGATAATTATGAATTAGCAGTTAGAAGAAAAGATTACAATGCATGTGGATATATTTCTTATTTGTTATGGGGTGGTGCTCCAGCATTACCTTGGGCAGAAAAGAAATTAAGACAAGCAGGCGTATTAGATGCTAGTAATGAAGAAATCATCGCTAGTGAAATTAAACAAATCAAAAAAAAACAAGTAAATGAATTCGCAGAAATTGGTCCTAGAGGAGGAATTAGACCTTCTAAGAAAGCACCTCGTTCAACAACACCCGGCGAAGGTAGATCTGGCAGCAGGGTTAACCCCAGAGGCGCAGCAGCTGGTGAGAGAGGAAATGTTAAAGTCCCAAAACGCGTCGAAGAATCTCTCCAAAGAAAATCTGATGAGTTTAACGAACGCTATAAAGACAAATTAGGGTATGGTGTTTCACTCCCTAAATTAAAAGCAGTATATCAAAGAGGTGTAGGTGCATTTCAAACATCACATTCACCTAAAGTAAAATCCGCAGAACAGTGGGCACAAGCTAGAGTAAATGCATTTTTATATTTAGTAAAAAATGGTAGACCACAAAATAAAAAATACACTGCTGATTATGATTTATTACCTGCTAAACATCCTAAATCAACAAAACAAGCTAATTCATTTGCAGATCAAAAAATGATAGATGGAATACCTGTATTTGCTAATCCAGAACAAGCATTAGAATTAGCTAAAAAAATAGGATGTACAGGTACACATGAACACACTATTGGTGGAGAAATTGTTTATATGCCTTGTAGTACACATTCAGAAGCAACAGATAAATTACTTAAAACAATTGAAGAAGAAATGTCACAAAATTATTTTGAAGATTTAGATGACAATAAAAAAGGTCAATTGTTAAAAGCGTTAAATAACGTGGGTAAAACAGAAGATGATATGTCTGCTGATGGATGGGTAGAATTAAGTGAAGAGGAATTTAACAACAATTTATACCATGAATTTGCGGTAACTAAAGCATATTCAAATCCTGATGAAGGTTCATTACAAGATACTTCGTTATTTAAAGTATTATACAAGTATGAAGGACCTAAAGACAGTAAAAACAGACAATTCTGTAGACAAGTATTAGATTTAAACCTATTATATAGATTAGAAGATATTAACAATATGTCTTTACAAGGTGCTAATGAAGAATTTAGTACTTACGATATATTCAGTTATAAAGGATCTTATAATTGTAGACACAGATGGGTACAAAAATTCTATACTAAACAAAAGGATATTGAAGATCAAAAACGCAGTCAAAAAACAAACACTGATTTATTAGATATTATTGGTGGACCTAGAGCACTACAAGGTGGTCAAGTAAATCCTAAATCAAGAACACAAGCAGAAGTTGAAGCAGGCGTACCTGAAGGACAATTTTTATTTAGTGCAATTGATGAGAAAATGGAATTAGCAGGTCCATTAATGATTCCTGATAAATTAATTCCTAGAATAGATGGCGAGGGCGAGAAATATTACGTATTTTTCGATGAGGATGGAATTAAAAGATTATCATACAAGTTAATGCAAAACAAATTAATTGATTCTATTAACATTGAACATGATCCAGATAGAACAGTTGCTGATATTAGTTTAGTAGAAACTTGGTTAGTAGGAGACCCTCAAAAAGACAAATCAAATACTTATGGGTATGAATTACCTAAAGGTAGTTGGTTTGGAGTATACAAAGTAAATAACAAAAATATATGGGATGAATATATCAAAACAGGTAAAGTAAAAGGCTTTAGTGTTGAAGGTATATTTAAAGACAAAACCATTTTAGAAGCAAGTAAACAATACGAAAATGCCGATACCAACGCCTAACAAAGACGAAAATCAAGAACAATTTTTACATAGATGCATTACTGATAATGTAATGAGAAAAGAATTCCCTGATGGTAAACAAAGGTTTGTTGTTTGCTTGCAGCAATGGGAAAATAGAAATAGCTAACCTATATGTATTGGTGAGATTCTGCCCATTGAATCTTGCTCATTTTGACAACGTACTTTTTTTGATATTTGCAAGTACGTTCTAAGTATATTTTTTAAGAGGGTCTAGTAATTCTACTAGACCTTCCTTTATTCCATATACGCGATAGACTTATTTATTTCTTCTAATCCCTTTTTAAAATATTTCTTTACAATAACCATATACTGGCCGTATTCATTATAAAGGGTAATATTCTTTTTAGTTGATACTAACTTATATCCTTTACCTATAATTTCATTATTATTGGTATCTAAAGCAATTTGTAAATCTGAATAGAATACTTGAACATCATTTACATTATCAAATGCTAAAGTAGCAGGATCTGTAAGATAATAATACTCGTTGTTTTGGAACGTTAATGTCCAAACATTATTATTAACATTTAAATAACCAGCTAAACCAGTATAAGTTTGGGAATAACCAATTGTTGAAACTAAAATAAATAAATAAACTAATTTTCTCATTTGTAACATTTTATATATCTAAATATACGACCCCTATTTTAGGTATCCAAGTCTTTTCGTGGAGATTTTTTATTTGTATTATAAATAGGTTGATGAATTCTAATAAAATCCGCTTCTATTTCTCTACGTTTTTTATCATCATCCTCATTAACTACAACTTCAAATGATAAATGTTGTCTATCTAATTTACCATTAAGTAAATCTAATTGAATTGGTTGTTGCCAATGATTCTCGTTTTTGTATTTACTAAAGTGAACACATCTACGAGCTACTGGTTTTTTACTTTCACCAATATAAATTATTTCAGTTCTATATCTAATAAAATATACTCCTGGTTTTTCTTCACTACGATAGTCTTTAACATATTCTTTTTTCTTATCTCTCCAATGTGGTAGAGAATAATATTTAATATGTTCTTGTTTTGCTCGTTCTGCTCTACATGATTTACAGATGTAAATGTGGCGTTTATATTGTGAGGCATAACAGTTAGTACCTGGGGTTAAATCAACCTCACATTCGGTACAAAATTTAGTTATTGAATCTTTTGTATTTACTATTTTACTTGTTCTCATTTTATAATTTATTTTTTCCAGTATATTCTAAATGTAACCTTTGTCTATTAAAATGTATTCTTGGTGGATCACCTTTATATGCAATTTTGTTTTGCCCATCACTCATTATTGCAAACCCATTTTGTCTAAGTTTATCTAATAATGTAGGGTGCAATGCATTCATTCTAGTATGTGCATCTTCCCATACAATTAATTCTAATGGATACTTGTTTAAATTTATTGAATTAATTACTATCTCATCTGCTTTTTCAATGTCTATGAATAAGTGAGTTACATCGTTAAAATCGTGTAAATTACATAGATGATCAAATGTCATTGCTGGGATAGTAACGTGTGTTTGAGATCTAAGGGGATTATGGTTGTGAAATATAGATGATACTTCTAGGTTAGTATTTGGTTTATAATATAAATCTACAGTATCTACATTGTCACCTACTATTGCAGCACATTCGTAAAATACGTTATTAAAACGCATATAATTTTTAGTTAATAACCTCATACAAGTTGGATGTGCTTCAACAAGTAATAACTTATCATAATCATAATCCTTAATAAATTCAAGGACATGGTCTTCGCCTTTATTGGCTCCTAATTGAATAATGTTTGTCATAATATTGCTCATTTTATTATACGTATGTAACATAATAAGAAAACAACCAAGAAGCAACCCATTCTTCAAAATATTTATATTTTTGTATCTATTTATAGGAAACAATTAATCACTAATTAATTAAAATTTTTCATTATGACAAGAAATGAATTAAAAGAGCTCGTGAAGCAACATTTTAATTTAACTGAAGTCGTGGAAAAATTCGATAAAGCTCAATTAGAGGATGGAAGCATCGTTTCTAACCAACAAGAGGGCAAATTCGAAATTGGACAAATCCTTTATATCAAAGATGAAGAAGGTAATTTCGTACCTGCACCTGAGGGAGAGCATGTTTCTGACTCTGGTATTCAATTCATCTTAGATAAAGATTCTAAAATCGTTGGATTAAAGTATCCTGACCAAGCTGGAGAAGGCGAAGCTGACCTAGCTGAAGAAACACCAGCAAAAATCATCGAAAAAGGTGAAGGTGCTGAAGAAGGTGCTTTTGAAAAAGAAGAAGAAGATTTAAAAGTAGAGGAAGAAGCGAAAGAAGAAGAATTAGAAGAAGAAAAACGAGAAGATATCTCTATGGAAGAGGTAATCAAAGTAATTGGTGAAGTAGTTGAGGCTAAAGTTGAGGAATTAGAAAAAAAATTCGCTAAACACGAAGACAAAATGAAAGAAATCGAAGAAAAAATGGCTTCTTTCTCTAATGAACCAGCTGAAGACAAAACACTTCCAAACGTAAAATTCTCAAGTGAGGATTTTGAATTCAAGAATGCTAGCAGATACAATAAGATGTTAGCGAAATTAAGTAAAAACAAATAATTAAATTTTAGAAACTATGGCATTAAATGTTAGCGCACTTAACGACTTTAACAATGAAGTTGCTGGTAAAGTGCTTTTAGACACAGTCTACAAAGGTAACACAGCTGAGTATGTTTCAATTCAAGAGGGAATCAAGTACCAAGAACCATTGAACTTAATTTCTGTTGACCCTTACTTCCAAGGCGGGGACGCAGTTACTACTGCTTCTGGATCTGCGGTATTCTCACAAAGAAACATTACTGTTACTAAGAGAACAGCTTATGACGCATGGAACCTACAATTGTTAACTCAGAAGTACTTAGGTATTTCTAGTTTACCAGAAGGTTCTTACGAAGAAACATTCAGCTTATTGAATGATTTAACTAAAGAGCTAGTTGAAAAAGCTCAACAAAACAATGATGATTTCATCTGGAACGCAGTATCTGGATCTACATTTGCTGGATCTACTGTAACTGCTGAAGCTGATGGATTTAAGACATTAATCTCAGGATCTACTACAGGTGTAAACGTACCAACTGGTCAAGGTGCATCTGCGATCACTGCTTCAACTGCATATGACGCTTTAACTGATATGTTATCAGTAATTGATTCAAACGTAGCTGACGCTGCAGATTTAACTTTCTTCTGTGGTATTCCAGTATTCCAAAGAATCATCAATGGATTAACAACTCAGAACTTATTCCACTTCGACCCAACAACTGTTGAAAGACGAGGAGGATACTATCAAGTACCACTACCAGGATATCCTAACGTAGCAATCGTAGGTGGTTGGGGACTTAGAGGATCTGAGAGAGTAGTATTAGGCCCTGCAAGCGATATGTTTGTTGGAACTGATCTATTATCAGATACAAGTAACTACCAATTATGGTATGATATTAACTCTGATAGCATTAAGTATAGATTAAGAAATAAACTAGGTACTCAAATCGGTCACCCAGAATATTTCGTATCTAACGATATAGCGTAACTTGTTTGTTTAACTAACTAAAACCAATTAATTATGGCATGTGATATTACTTCAGGATTTTCATTAGGTTGTAGAGATAACCTAGGTGGAATCAAGAACATCTACATTTTGAGTGGTTCAGTTAGTTCAGTTGCCGGCTCAGCTAATGGTTTAATCACAGGTATTTCAGGTTCAGGTGTATTTTATAAATTTGAACTTACTAAAGGTACAGGTGATTTTACAGAAACTATTAATTCGAGCATTGAAAACGGGACTGTTTTCTACCAACAAGTAGTAAACGCTCCGTTCCAAAAGATGCAATCATCACTAAGAAACCAAGTTAAAGTTCTAGCACAGAACCCAGACTTGAAAATAGTGGTAGAAGCAAACGTTGGTGCTGAAGATGGTGTCGGGAAATGGTGGTATGTAGGCCAAGACAACGGAATGACATTATCAGGAGGTACTGGACAAACAGGAACAGCTTTCGGAGATGCAAACCAATATACATTAACTTTCCAAGGGGATGAACCATTCCCAGCTAGTGAGGTTACAGGAAGTTCTACAACTTTCGTAGGCGCATTAGACGGAATTACTATCTCGTAAGTTAGTATATTAGTTTAAGATAAATTAGGGCACCTTAGGGTGCCCTTTTTTTATATTTATTACCACACAATATATTGTAGATTCTCGTGATTAGACTTAATTATTCAGGTTCAGGTGTACAGACAGTTGCTTTTTGGACCGATTACAATGTAAAAGATTTAAATGCAGCACCAGGACAAAACATTGTCCCTGCTATTAATTTAACATCTTCATATACTCAAGAAACATTTAGTTTTACTGGTAGTATTACAACTGATAATACAACACAGTATGGTGGGTGGTTATTATGTGCATTTTCACAAAGTGATTTCCCAACTGCATCAGGACAATATTTTGGAGATTTAACAATTGTATCCCAATCATTTGGTTTAGCTATTTGGAATATAACAGATTTACTTTGGAATGAAACTAATTTTACTTGGGAAGATATAGACCAGTATAGACCAGTTACTTCATCTTATATTGATATTGCAGATGAAAGAATATGGGTTAGTGGATCTAACGATCCTTCATTTACTGACTATGTATCGTCAAATGAGAATGCTACTTTTAACGCTTATCAGAACTAATGGAAGGTACAAAATTTCAATTTAAGAGCATTAAACGAGATGAATTTGCACTTAAGAAAGGTGTGGAAAAAGTTTCAATGCACAAATATGACGGTAAAAAAAGTACCGAACATAAAAAATATATCAAATTTGGAGCTGACAATCAGTATCCAGATTATTTAATTGATTTATATAATCATTCTTCAATTCATGCCTCATGTGTTAATGCAATTGTACAAGCAGTATCAGGTGATGGTTTAATTACAGAAGATGAGGATATATTAGCTCATGCAAATAGAGAAGGTGAATCATGGAATGATATATACAACAAAGTTGCTTTAGATTATAAATTATTTGGTGGTTTTGCTTTAGAAATTATTTATTCTAAAGACAGAACTAAAATAGCAGAAGTATATCATGTTGATTTTTCTTATGTTCGTGCAATGGAGAAAGATCATAGAAACATTATTCCAGGATATTATATAAACACAGATTGGAAACCAGTATGGGATTATGATATTACATCAACAAAACATATCCCACATTTACCTCCATTTAATCCATTAAAACGAGGAGAAGAACCTAAACAATTATTATACCATCAACCATATAGACCAGGACAAGAATATTATCCATTACCTGATTATATTGGTGGTACTAGAGTAATTGATTTAGATCAAGAAGTAGATAATTTCCACGTATCAAACATTAAGAATGGATTAGCACCATCTTTAGCAATTACAACATTTACAAATGCTAATGATGAAGAAAGAGCTGCAATTGAAAATATGTTAAGACTACAATATGAAGGTAGTTCAAATGCAGGTCAAATGATGTACATGGATGTTCCTGATCCAACATTAAAACCAGATATTCAGCCTATTCCACAAAATGGAGCTGATGATTATTATACAGTACTAAATGATACTGTATCTCAAAAGATATTAACAGCACATAGAATTACTTCACCAATGTTATTAGGTATTAAATCAAATGTTGGTTTAGGTAATAATGCTGAAGAAATTGAAACTGCATATAGGTTATTCTTAAATACTGTAGTATTACCTTATCAACAAAGTATATTAGGTGTATTTGAAGGATTACTTGAATTTAACTATGGTGATATAACATTAGGAGTTGTTCAGAAAAACCCATTATATGATTTTGAACAAGCAGATGAAGAAGAAATAGTTACTTCACAAGATACAGATATTGCAGATGAAAAACAATTAGAAGAAAAAATTGAAGAAGGAAGCCCAATTATAGGTGGAAACCCAATACTAACAGAATAATATGCAAACAACATTATTTATATCAGAAGCAAAAGTAAGAGCGTTTAGTGATATTAATGAATCATTAGATGATAAGTTAATTACTAATGCAATTCGTGAGGCACAAGATATAGTAATCCAACCTATTATTGGAACTATTTTATACAACACATTAACAACCAAAATTGATAATTCCAGTTTATCTGGTTCATATCAATCGCTAGTTGATGATTATGTACAACCTGCGTTACTATATGCTTCACTGTATAATGTAACGGAAAATACGTTTATACGCACAAGAAATAATGGTTTACTAACGCCTAATGGAGGTGAAAATAGTAATAGTGTAGATAAACAAGTATATGATGTAAAAAGACAATCAATAGAAAATAAAAAACAATTCTATTGTGATATGTTGTCTCGATATATTTCACAAAATTCAAATGAATTCCCAGAATTAGGACAAAATACTGAATTATATCAATTTGTACCTGATTATGGATCTCAATATAGAGCACCAATGGTGTTCTCTAGAAATGTAAGATCAATATATCTTAATTTAGCAAGGAATGCAGGATTGCCTATTGTAAATAGTGCATATCCTTCTTATCCACCCCCTCAACCAGGCAAAAATGAAAATATTTAAATATGGCAACTAATTTAGGACCTTTATATATCTCATCTTCTTTTCAACAGCTAGTTACTGTAAGTGCTAGTGCTGAAGGGAATATTTTAGCAAATGGAACAGGTAGTGTATTTATACCTATTTCTGCTTCACATGCAATATCAGCATCATACGCAGACAGTGTAGTAAGTGCTTCACATGCTATTCAAGCAGATAATGCAACATCAGCATCACGTGCAACTTCAGCTGCATCCTCAGATACAGCAACTTCAGCTTCACACGCTGTAAACGCTGATAATGCAATTTCAGCATCTCATGCTCTGAATGCAGATAACGCGATTTCAGCATCTCATGCTTTAAATGCAGATGACGCTATAAGTTCATCTTATGCTTTAAGTTCATCTTATGCAGTAAGTGCTTCTCATGCTGTAAGAGCAGATGGTAGTGGAACAGCCGAAGATTTAATTATAACAGTTAAGAATGTATCAACTTCAACAATCGCTGCAGGAGTTCCAGTATATGCTAATGGAGTAACAGGAGAGAATGTAAATGTATTAACTGCTTCTAATGATAGTGCATCAACAATGCCTGCAATTGGTATAACACAAAATTCTATCAATGCAAGTGGTAATGGAATAGTTGTTATAAATGGGAGAGAGTCAGGAATAGATACATCTACACTTACAGCAGGTCAACCAGTATATGTAGGATTAAATGGTACTTTAACAGCGACAAGACCTACAGGTTCATTTTTAATTCAAAATATAGGAACGGCAGCTAAGATAGATGCATCAGATGGAGAAATAATATTACAAGGAGCAGGTAGAACAAATGATTTACCTAACATAGCAGAAGGATTTGCTTGGGTAGGTGATTCTGACGGAGTACCAGTAGCAGTAGCTACAAGTTCATTTGGTGGTGGAGGTGGAAACCTACAAGAAACATTAACATTAGGTAATTCAGCATCAGTTGATTTAATTTTATCTGCTTCATTAATTCAAAGTGGATCTAATTTTGATGTACATTCAGATAACATTACATTCAGAAACAGTGCTTCATCAGGTCCAGAATTAATTCTTTTAGATGAACAAAACAATTCATTCTCAGTAGGACCAAAAATTAAATTTAGTGGTTCAAATGTAGCTTTAATTGAATCAAATAGAAACTTAAAAATTGATGTTGTAAATAGTGGTGATACTGTATTTAACGCAGGTAACCAATACTTATTTACTAAAAATAGTTTCACATCTGGAGATTTTAAAATCACAGATAATGGTTCAAGAACAGCATTTTACAAACACGAGAATTTAACTGAAACAGGTAGTATAACATTTGCTAATACAACTACTGATTTAGGTATTGGTCTTCAAATGACTGATGATTATGCTGCTTTACAATTCTATAGTGGAAGTGCATATAAAAACATTATTGCAAGAGAAGCAAATGGTAGAGTTAAAATATATGATGGTTCAAATTCTACAGGTTCAGCTGGAACACCATTAATAGTTGATAATAACCCTGCTAATAATGGAGCATTAAAATGGGGTACGCCTTATTTTGATTCATCGGTTTATAACTTCTTTGGTAATGGACAATTAGCATTCTCTACAAGTGCAGGTGGATTTACTTTTGTTGATTTAGGTAACTCGGCTAACCCTGTTATTTCTTCTTCCTATGCAGTAACAGCCTCTCACGTACCAGGTATTGGTGCAGCTTTCCCATTCACAGGATCAGCTGACATTACAGGAAGCTTACAAGTAACTGGTTCAGTAGTAATTAGTGGATCAAGTGCTAGATTAACAGTATCAGGTTCAGCAAATGTAGGTGAACAACATACTATTGGAGGTAGTAATAACTTAACAGTTGGATTTAATAACACCAACAATGCAGCTAATGGTTTAGCAATTGGATCAGGTCACTCAGTAAGTGGAGATACATCAGCAACGATTGGTGGTGAAGGAAATACTATTAACTCTAGTTTCTGTGCTATTATTGGTGGTGCTGCAGCAAACATTAATAACGCAGATACCTCAGTAATTGTAGGTGGATATCAACAATCATTACAAGGTATAAGAACAGCAATTGTAGGTGGTCAACAATTAACTATTGAAAGTGGAGCTGATTACTCACAGATATTAAATGGATTCCAAAACAAAGTAAATACCAATGTAACACAATCATCTATTATAGGTGGTACACAAATTACAGCAAGTGTAAGTGATACTGTTTACATGCCTAACCTGCATACTAAAAACCAGAATGATAGAGGTTCTATTTTATCTGGTAGTTTAGCAATGGAAGGATTGCCTACAGCATCAACTGGATTAGCTATTGGTGATGTTTGGATTTCAGGATCGGGTACAAACCCTGGAAGTGCTGATTCAGGATACCTAATGATAAAAACTTCTTAAAATAACGTGACTCCCTAAAATAGGGTTATTATCTTGAAGATATAATTAATATAACATTTAATTAACATTTCAATTATAATAATATATGTTTATTAGGCATTAATTGGGATGGGATTAGAGGGTTAAAAAGGTATAAAAAATTATAAGAATAGTATGTATTGAAAAAGGTGCATACTATTTTTTTTTCACATTTATAGGAGTCATAGAAAAGTAATATGTGAAAACATCTCCTCTATATAGTTATAATCACGGGGTTAAAGAAAAGGTGGAAAGATAGGGGATGAGATAAGAGGTAGAAAATGGGTTGGAACCCGGGGGGAACCTAATTATATTACGTATACGATGAGTGAAAAAGAGATGAGGCAAATTGTGGATGCTGAGATATCCAAAATATATGATCAATTGCAAATCAATGCAACCAAAATATGTACATTTAATTCTGATAAATGGGCTGGAGAATTAGTATCACACACCTTAGAATCATTTCTTCATCAACCACTCAGTAAACAATACAAAATAGTTACATCACCCAGTGTAAAAGTATCTGCATTAGAAAGATATATTACTAGAGCTATGTCATTAGCAATACATTCCTCTAGTTCTCCATTCTATCATAAACATAGACGCGCAGGCGAAAGAATGAGGGAATTATTCCCAAATATTGACTATGTTAAAGAATACGGAGCAGATGATCCCAATGAATCACACCTCAGCGAACAAGAGGTATATATAAAAAAGTTTGTTGGCGACCTTCATTTCTATGAAAAATATCTAATCCAGCAACATTATTATGGTGAAAAAACTATAGCTGAAATGTCTTCAGAAACAGGGATTCCCACCTCAACAATATCTAAAGACATTAAAAAAGTACTCAGAAAATTAAAAGAACAAGTAGAAAAAACCTATTAGTTATGGAACAAATATATATTTTATTTTGGATATCTTCATTAGTAATAACATCATTGCTAACAATATTTATCATCAGATATGATAGTATCTTAAGTTGGCTTAAATCTAAACTGCCAAAACGAAAACCTATAGTTGCAAGTAGAGAAGTAGTTTTTGAAGTAATTAAAGAATTCCAGCCTTTAATGAGAAGGTACATCAGATCAGTAGTAAGAGAATACTTAAAGGAATTATCTGGTGAAAAAAAGAGGCCTAAAAAAGGGACAAAATAATTGGCGTATGATAAGGTTAGTACAAAAACAAACTAAACAATCATTCAGCAAAGCTGAGTACGTTGATATAGATGAATTAAATAAAAAGTTATATAGTGGTCCTGTTATAAAAGTAAAAAATGAGCATAAATCTAAAAACAATAGACAATTTCCTTACTAACGAGGAATGTGATGAATTAATTAAACGTTCAGAAGGTAAATTAGTAGATAGTACTGTAGGATTAGATGGTGAAGCAAAGATAGATGATTCTAGAAAATCCAAAACATACTCACTATGTAATTGTGTACCATTTGAACAAGGCATCAGAAAGAAAATAGTTGAATACTTAGGTATTGAGGATAAGAAGTTAGAAGCAATACAACTACAGAAATATGAAGTTGGAGGATATTTCAACGAACATTTTGATGCATTTGAGGGGGAAAACCTGTACAGATTTGGGTTAGCATCGGGAAATAGAGTTGCTACGCTGATGGTCTTTTTAAATGACAACTCAAGCGGTGCTACCCACTTCCCCCGTTTAAATCAACAGTATTTACCTAAAAAAGGTAGTGCTTTATACTGGGAACACCTCAATAAAGATGGTTCTATAAATCAAGACAGCAAACATGCTGGATTAGAAGTAACTGAAGGTGAAAAATACATTTTAACTTGTTGGGTTAGAGAAAATGACTTTGATAATGTATTAGATAAGAGATTATTTGATGAATATATTAAAGGATTACAACGCAATAAAGCAGGAATTAAAATACCACAATTTAGTAAATACGGGTATAACATAGTACATACACCTAAAGGAGTATTAGATGCTGCAAATCAAGTTATATCATTATCAGAAAACCATACTATAGAAGATGGTATTACAAAAGATTATTTACCTAGAGGAAATACTAAATTATATCCTTTAGATTACCACAAACAACAGAGGGATACTATAGTTTCATTAGTCAAACCAATGCTAGAAAATTGGGTAGGTATGGAGTTAGAGTTAACTAGCATATTTGGCATTAGAGAATATAGTAGAGGTAGTAGATTACTATGGCACAAAGACAGAGAACATTTATTGATTTCAGCCACAATACCTGTTCAGTTCGATGTGCCATGGAATCTCGAAGTTGAGGATAATGAGGGTAATATGATTGATGTTGATTTGAAGGTAGGTGAGATGTTATTCTATGAGGGAGCATTACGTTTACATGGTAGAAACACCAGATATTACGGTGAATCATATAAAAACATGTACGTACACTTTGTACCTAAGGTATTAACACAAGAACCTGTAGAGACAACTACATTTGATTCATTTAATAAACCAACAGGTCCAAAACCAACTTTTATTTAATGTATCCAAAGGCAAAAAGACAAACATGTAGAACATGTAATAAATCTTTACCAATGGGTGCATTTACCACTTATTTTAGATCAAGACAACAATGTTATATTACTGAAACTAAATGTAGGAAATGTAAATACGGATATATAAGACCAAATGATATGTGGTTAGATGATCATGATTTAGGAGAGGAATGGCAAGAAAAAAAAGAAAATGCATATAAAAAAATGATAGAACGTGGAATATTCAAGGACTAGTTGTATCATATGTATACAATGAATGTACAATATGGCGGGAAATAAATTAACACATACTGAAGTTCAAGAACGAGTTGATAAATGCTTTGACCTTAGATATAAACAAGGGTATAAGCAACATCAATGGATAAAATACTGTCATGAACATTTTAATGATAAAAGTGAAAAACAATATCATGCATATTGGGCTAGTGCAAAAGACAACTATGATAATGGTTGGAAAGACAAATTAAACAAATTATTAGATCCAGCTGTAAATGAATTAACATCATTATTAGCTAGTGAAGATGAAAGATTAAGAAGTAGAGCAGTAGACCAAGTAATGAAATATACAGGTAATGAAGAAGTAAAGGTTGCTATTCAAGGAAATTTAGATATAAAATTAAATTGGGGAGACGATGGCAACGAAGGAATATAATATAGATGATTTTTATTCTACTATACTAGATGTATTTAACGAATTAATAGAAGAATCAGTTGAAAAGGAAAATTACGAAGATGCTGCTGTATTAAAAGCAGGCACTGATGAGCTAAAGTTTCAATGGGAATTAGAAGATCTACTACATGGAAGTAACATTATTCACTCCACACCAAGGACAAAAAAAGGTAATTGATGGATTTGCAGATAGCCCTCATAAGTTTGGTATTGTATCTACTGGCAGACAATTTGGTAAATCCCTCTTAGGACAAAACCTATTATTGTATTGGTTATTATCTACTGGTAATCAAAAAGGTGCTTGGATATCACCTATATATAATCAAGCAAAAAAAGTATTTAATGAATTAGTAGGTGCATCACATTCATTAATACAAGAAAAAAACAAAGCAGATTTAACAATAAAATTCCTAAACGGATCTACACTACAATTTTTATCTGCTGAACGACCTGATAGTATTAGGGGTTTTAGTTTTCATTATTTAGTTATTGATGAGGCAGCATATGTAAAAGAAAATGCTATATTAGAGGCAATATTACCTACATTAACTGCATTAGGTAAGAAATGTTTAATGATATCAACACCAGCCGCTAAAAATCACTTTTATAAGTATTATCTAAAAGGAATCGACCAAAGTGGTGATTATGCTTCATTTAGTGGTAAATCAACAGATAATCCATTTATAGACGAACAATTTATAGAGGAACAACGTGTATCATTACCAGCAGAAATATTTGCACAGGAATATTTAGCTGAATTTAGTGATGCAACTAGTCAGGTATTTAAGGGATTAGATAATGTATGTGTAGTAAATCAATATGAACAACCAAATAAAGCAAAACGTTATTTTGCAGGTATAGATACAGGATTATCTAACGATTGGAGTGTATTAACTATATT